ATCTCGCCGCAAACCCGCATGAATACTGGGTTTTTGCCTGTTTGCTTTCCCTTTCCCCAATAACCTGTGTTCAATGACATCTACTGCCGCGACATCTCCATCAAGATACGCACCAGCCTGGAGGTCAAGCGCAAGAAGGGCGAGTATGTGGGCAGCTTCGTCCCCTTCGGGTATCGGAAAGCCCCGCAGGACAAGAACCGCCTGCTGGTGGACGATGACGCCGCAGAGGTCGTGTCCATGATCTTCGGGATGTATAAGGACGGTTTCCCCATCCTGAAGATAGCGAGGCGGCTCAACACCAGCGGCATCCCCACGCCGATGGAGTACAAACGGATGCAGGGCGCACACTTTGAGACGGCTTTCCGCACAAAGGAGCGCACAGAGTGGGAATATGTGACCGTCAAGCTGATACTCTCCAACATCGTCTACACCGGGGTACTCATCCAGGGACGGCGGGGGACGCCGAACCATAAAGTCCGGGTGACGCGCCCCAAGGAGGAGACAGACTGGGTGCGGGTGGAGAACGCCCACGACCCCATCATCTCCTGCACCGACTTTGAAGCCGTGGCGGAGCTGATGCGCCGGGATATGCGGTGCGGCAGGGACAGCGACAAACACGACCTGTTCTCCGGCTACCTGTTCTGCGGGGACTGCGAGGGGGCCATGATCCGCAAGACGCAGAGGGCGAAGGGCAAGGCATATGTCTACTACAACTGCTCCCACAACAAGCGCACCCACGAATGCAGCCCCCACTCCTTCAGCGAGGCAAAGCTGGCGGAGATCGTGTTCCACGCCGTCCACGACCAGATCGAGGTGGTGCTTCATCTGGATAAGGTGCTGCGCTTCATAGACAGCCTCCCCCAGCGGGACCGCAAGGTGTTCAGCTATGAGGCGCAGATGACCCGTCTGGAGGAGGAGATACAGCGGTACAAAAAGCTGGAGCTGGGCCTCTATGAGAACTTCGTGGAAGGTATCATCAACAAGGCGGAGTACACCGACTTCCGGGAGAACTACCGGGGACTGATCGAGGAGAAGCAGGAGGCCGTGAAGCGGCTGAAACGGGAACAGCAGGACGCCGCCGCGATGGGCAGCCAGAACCGGGCATGGGTACAGGTTTTCGCACAGTATGAGAATGTGCAGGAGCTTGACCGCCGCATCCTTCTGGCTCTGGTAGATAAAATACTCATCTATGAGGACAAAAAGGTGGAGATCGTCTTTCGGTATCGGGATGAGTTCGCCAGGGCGATGGAGGCAGCGAAAAACTACAAGGACTGTCCGCTTCCGGCAGTGGGCTGAGAGGGAGAGAGAAAATGGCACGAAAGAGCAGAAAAGCACAGGCCCAGACTGTGGCAGAAGTGAAAAAGGAAATAACGGCGCTCCCCACCGCCATCTATGCCCGCCTCTCGGTGGAGAACAGCGGCAAGGACGATGACGGGAACTCCCTGCAAAACCAGATCGCCGTCTGCGAGGACTATCTGGACGGATGCCCACACCTCCGGCTCGCGGAGGTCTACTCGGACAACGGCAAAACCGGGACTGTGTTCGACCGTCCGGCGTGGAACCGCCTGATGGACGATGTGCGGACGGGGAAGATACAGTGCATCGTGGTCCGTGATCTCAGCAGGTTCGGGCGCGACTATGTGGAGACGGGCAGCTATCTGGAGAAGATTTTCCCAGCTCTGGGGACACGGTTCATCTCCGTGAAGGAGAACTTCGACAACTTCACCTGCGGCAACGCGATGGAGTCCCTGTCGGTGAGCCTGCAAAACCTGGTGAACGCCATGTACTCGCGGGACATCTCCAAGAAGGTCTCCACGGCGCTCCGGGCGCAGATGGAGACTGGAAAGTTCCGCAACCGCAACCTCCCCTACGGCTACCTCTGGAACGGGGATAAGACCGCCTATGTGGTGGATGAGGAAGCCGCCGCTGTTGTCCGGCAGATATTTGAGTGGAAGTTGCAGGAGGTATCGGTCTACACCATCGTTGAGCGGCTGAAAACCAGGGGCATCGAAAGCCCGGAACGCCACAAGCGCAGGGCCGGCGCCCGGAACGGCGACAACATCCAGGGCGAGGGCTGGTGTCCCTCCACCATCCGGGGCATCCTGCAAAACCGGGCGTACATCGGGGAGATGGTCTGCGGAAAGTCCGAGACGGCACTCTACAAGGGGCTGAAAAAGCACGTCACCGAAACGGACAAGTGGATCGTAGTCCCTGACGCACACCCGCCCACCGTTTCTGTCTCGGACTTTGAGGCGGTGGAGCGGCAGATGCAAAAGGACAGCACCCACCGGGAGACCGCTATGGAGTGGTCGGCGGACATCCGGGCGGGCATGATCGACCTCTTTGCCGGGAAGATATTCTGCGCCGACTGCGGAAAGCGGATGTACTACAAGCGGCAGCGTATCTGCGGATGCAAAAATGTGACTTTCCGGGGAGTATATGATTGCAGTACCCATGTGCGGCGGGGACACGCGACCTGTTTTAACCACTTCATCCGGCAGGACGCCCTCAACGAGAAGGTGTTCAACGCCATCCGGGACCAGCTTCAGGTGGCGCTGGACTATGAGAAGCTCCTGCTTGCCATGCGGGGCGGTGTTGGGGAGGCCAGCGTCCGGGAGAAGCACAAGGCGGCGGTGGCAAGCGTCAAGCTCCGGCTGAACGCCCTGAAAAAGAAACGGGCGGGGCTGTATGAGAGCTATGTCGAGGGCATCCTGAACGAGGAGGAATACGCCTTTGCCAAGCAGACCTATGAGGAGCAGTACGAAGCCCTGAACCGCCTGCTGGACGAGGCCGTGGAGCGCCGGGAGCGGTTCCTGGAGTCCATCTCCCCGGACAACAAATGGCTCACCATGATGCGGGGCGCTGCCGGGATGACAGGATTGACGCAGGAGCTTGTGGACGCGATGATCGAGAAGGTGCTTGTCTACGGCGAGGGCCGTATCGAGGTCGTGCTGAACTACAACGATGTATTTTACGCCATGCTGGAGTGCGTGGAGCAGATAAAGGAGGCGGGCGGCGATGACTGATTACCGGGTGGGCATTTATATCCGCCTCTCTCTGGCGGACGGGGATGGGAAGGCCGAGAGCGACAGCATCGGCAACCAGCGGGAGCTGATCCATCAGTTTTTAGACCGCCATCCCCAACTGAAAACAGCGCCCCGGACAGAGTTCATGGACGATGGGTACACCGGGACCAACACGGACCGCCCGCAGTTCCAGACGCTGATGAAGGAGCTTCGCACCGGGGCCATCAATGTGATGGTGACGAAGGATTTTTCCAGATGCCACCGTGACTATACCCAGATGGGCAACTATCTGGAGTGCGTCTTTCCCTTCCTCGGTGTCCGATACCTCTCCGTCAATGACGGCTACGACAGCGATGATTACAAGGGCATGACCTCCGGCATGGATGTGGTCCTGCGGAACATCATCTATGAGGCGTACAGCAAGGACCTGTCCGTCAAGACCACCACGGCGAAGATCATCATGATGAAGCAGGGCAAATACATAGGCAGCTTCGCTCCCTATGGCTTCCGGTTCCATCCCACGGTCCGGAACAAGCTGGTGATAGACGAGGACTCGGCGGCGGTGGTGCGGCGTATCTTCGATATGACTTTGCAGGGCATGGGCAGTACCGCTATCGCCCGGAAATTGAACAGCGAGGGCGTCCTGACCCCTGGCGCCTACTTCCGGCAGAAAAATCCGGGGAGCGGACGGTTCCGCAAAGCCTCCGAAAAGAACGGCTGGACGGCGGCCACGGTGCTGAACATCCTCCACCAGTATGAGTACACCGGGGCGCTGGTGGGGCGCAAGCGGTACAAGGCCGGCCTCCATGAAAAGCGGACCGTCCCGCAGGATAAGTCCGACTGGATCATCTATGAGGGGGCGCATGACGCCATCATCAGCAGGGCGGACTTTGACCGGGTGCAGGAGATCATCCGGCAGAGACCCAGGCGGGCAAAGGGGACATCACAGGAGTATCCGCTGAAAGGGCTTCTCAAATGCGGCAACTGCCATCGGACACTGAGCCGCGTCCACAGTTCTGCCGGATACTACTACCGATGCACCAAGAGCAGGGCGGACAAGAACAGCGATTGCCCGAAGGGAAAGCTGTTCTCCGAGAAGGAGATCGATGGCATCATCTTCCGGGCGGTCATGCAGATGCTGGCGATGTGTCAGGAACGGAAAAAGCAGAAGTCCTCCCTGATGCTGACCCGCAAGGAGCGTATCGCCGCCTGTGTTGCGGAGCTTCAAAAGCTGGAACAGCAGCAGGAACGGTACAGGCAGGAGAAGTTCCGGGCCTACGAGGATTACAGCGGCGGGACGCTGGCAAAGGACGCCTACCTGAGACAGCGGGCGGACATTGACGGCAAACTCGCCGCCGCCAAAGCCGAACAGGAGGCGCAGGAACAGCTTTTATCTGAACTGGAGCATCTGGCCTTTCAGGACAAGGCGCAGGAGGATGATGTGTTCACTTCCTTTGCCGGGGCCACGGAACTGACGGCGGAACTGGCGCAGACATTCATCAAGGAAGTGCTGGTGTCCTCTTCCACCGAGATCGAGATCGTCTGGAAGTTCCGGGATGTGTTTGATATGCAGGGACATGACAACTGATAAGGGTTTCTACCTCACGATAAAGCGGATGCCGGAGGCGGTCTGGGAAAGACCTATTGGCCGCCTCTGGCATCCGTAAAAAATTTGGTGTTTAGTTGACACAAGGAGATTTCACCCGGTTCGGGCGAAACAGCATTGAAGTGGGGTACTTTATGGAAATGGTTTTCCCTCTGTACGGTGTACGCTTCATTTCCATCAACGATGATTTTGACAGTGATAAGCTCCACGGGGACACGGATGGCATCAATGTGGCGTTCAAATATCTGGTCAGTGAGTTTTACAGCCGGGACCTGTCCATCAAGTACAAGAGCGCCAAGTATGTGAAGTTCCGTCGGGGGGAGTATCAGAGCAAGCTCTGTCCCTATGGCTACCAGAAGGGCGCGGATGGCCGCATGGAGCCGAATGAGGAAACCGCCCCCATTGTTCAGATGATCTTTGAATTGGCACGGGATGGGGACACTCCGAATG